ATTCGAATGGATTCTTCTTTTTAGTGCCTGGCATTACTGAATATTTAGATGCTGGCATTTTTGCTATTTTGATTTCTGCTTGTACTTCATATGAATTAGATCTAGTTGATACTCTAATTCTAAAGTTACCAGTGCCGCTTAATAAGGGAACGTCTCTAGGCACGTTTAATGGATTACTATTACCAATCATATAGAAGTCATCTTTTGCAGACATATATGTTGCTGGTTCTGCCTTACCAATAAGATAATGATCAGTTACTATCTTACCTAGATCAATGTTTGGTAAGTCCATAATGTATCTATTAACACCAGGCTGATTAAAGTATTCTTTCATAACATCTAATGGAATAGCATTAGGATCTTTAAGTCCACCCTTAGTAGTAGGAACTTTAGGGTTATCAATGCCAGCAAAGTTACCGATAGCATCGATAAACTCTTTTGCTTGTTTTGACTTATTGATTTGCTCTACAGCATACTTCGCTGCTGGAGTCTTATATGTTGTTGCCCATTGTTTGCCGTCGAAGAATATTCGAGGATTAGATAGATTATCGGTATGATTCATTTTGACTTCTAACCAGGTCTTCTTACCAGCGTCATTGGTTAGTTTTACATCTGCATACGCTGCCGATACTCTGGGGCGTTCAGCCTTAATACCATCCATTGAGTCTATGTAGTCAGCAACGTCTTTTTCGTATCGGTCAGATTTGGCAGATTCTGTTATTAAGAATCCCTTAAAGTCTTTCATTTTTCGATTATCCCATAAATTTAAGTAACGTATATATTTATACTAGTCCGTATCTTGACTAGACCTACGATACAGGTTTATTGTCATCGGGATGAAGCTCGTCAATCATTTCTGCTTGTCTTTTGGCTGATGAGTAGAGAAAGTACTGAGTCATTGACAAAGTAGGTGTTTTACCATGCATATCTCTATAGGATTCAACATACTGGTGAAATGCTGGCGAGTATTCATTTGCTTTATTTGTCATTTTTAACTCCTGGTGTAATATTGCCGTCTTTAGATGTTTGTATAATACCACTGTTTTCCAATATATTAAGTGCCTGCATGGCACCCTTTTTAAGACCAATGTTATATGATGTAAGAGCACAACCTACGAGAAGTGCACACATTATAGTTGTAATTTCCATATTATTCTCCTACGTACTTATAGTTTGCGAATCCATGGCACTTAGCAACGTACTCGAAGATCTCATCAGCTGCTTCTGGACCTAGAACAGTGTATGGTATATCAAGTATCGTTTGCTTCATGTGGTTGTATTCATGGTCATTAAGAAGAGTTAACTCGCATAGCTCAACAATAGCATGCTCGAGTGCTTTCTTCCATGGTTTGATTTCGTCTACAGTTAAGGCATACATATTAATATCCCTTAGACATATGTTCATATGCATCAGGGCAAGATTCAATCATCTTACCACATTCACATACTTCAATATCAAATTGATCTACTGTTTGAGTTGTGTCATTTTCTTCATTCATAACATAGTACCTTTATTTACTATAAGGTAATTATAACACACTGGAATGGATTTGTAAACTGTAAATAGTTACTATTTGCAGAATATGATGCATCGACTATAATCAATGAAGATTTCAGTCTTGTGGTATTCTGGACGATCGTTGAATGGAGTTCCATCTCTATAGTTTGACTGATGACCGATTCCAACTGATAGACCGTTATCCCATTTGCCATATATGTCTATTCGAGCTGAAGGATTACGACCACCAGAAAACACTAATTCGTTATTAGTGTTATATACGTCTTCTGTTTCTGAGAACTTGTAGCCAAGACCGAGCTTGGCATAGATTCCTTCAAACTCTGCTGCTTCTACATTATGCACACCAACAACCATACCTAATATAAACGCTGCTAACATTGCTGCGATTCTTTCAGCTAAATCATTCATACCTTTATTCCTCTATACGTTAAAACCAGAAAAGTCTTTTGTATCTCTATCACCAAAGCTATTTAATGGAGCGTCAGGTATAGCTGAAGGTGCGTTATCATTCATTATATTACTTTGAGCAGATTCTTCAACATCATATAATTTCATACGTGATCTATCAATACCAATAACGAATCGTTTATATACACCAGTATCATTATAACGATTCTTAAGCTGTTTGACCATAACTTGGTTAAGGTCTTCAAGCTCTTCTGTTGATATTAAAGCAAACATCAAATCAGCAGTCGCAGGTAGACCAAAGGATTCAGAAGTATCTTCTAAACCAACATCAGTATTACCATAACCAGAACGAGTTGTTTGTGTTGCAGACATGACTGGTACATTAAACTCTACAGCCAAACCACGTAGTTCTTCAGCAATAGATTTGACTAAAGTATAACTGTTTGCTGCCGCTGAACCAGTAACTCTGGCCGAAGCACATATGTTTAGATAATCAATAAAGATTATATCAGCATTAAAGTTCTTCTTAAGTCTAAGTTCATTAAGCAATGCTCTAAAATGTCCAGAATGAGCTGAACCAGTAGGGTATTCCTTAACGATTAGTTTACCAGTCGATCCTTTAGCGATTCTTTCAATTTTCTGATCAAATGCGCTTTTAGATATAGTTTCAAGTTGTTGTATTGGTAAGTCCATTAAGTTAGCATCGATACGTTCGGCAATACGTTCTTCAGCCATCTCCATAGTTATATACAGTACGTTCTTACCTTGTTGTAATGCGGCAGCTGCACAATGACACATGAATAATGATTTACCAACACCGGTACCAGCAAGACATATGTTAAGTGTCTTATTGGGTAATCCACCCTTAGTAATCTTATTGAATAGATCTAAGTCGAACGGCATCCGATCTTCTTTCAAGTTATAAAAGTCAAAGCGATCGTCAGAGTTATCAATGTAATCATGACCAATCTGTTGATCAAATGTTACCCCAAGAGCCGTTGAAAGAATCTCTGGGATAGCGCCTTCAGCGACATCTTTCTTCTTACCATCAATGATCTGAATGGAATCCATAATCGCAGCATATATTGCACGATCACGGCACCATTTTTCAGATTCACCAATAAGGTAATCAGTATCAATATCTGATTTTACCTCAATCTGTTGAATTAAATCATTCGACAGAGTAAGAAGATCATCAGGACCGTTGATCTTTCTCAATTCCATATTAAGAATTTGAGACGTTGGTAGCTTATTATGAGCTTCAACAAAGTCAACTATAAGATTGAATACAACCTTATGTGGTCCTTCAAAATAATCTTTCTTTAGAAATGGTACTACTCTTCGACAATAGCTTTCATTATTCAGTAAGTGATTAAGAATATGAGTAGGTATTTCATTTTTAAGATCCAACTTGTCGCTCCACCTGATCACATACAATATGTGTTAGAATTTCACCAAGATAATTGTTAAATGCTTCATCCTTTTCTAACTCAGTAGGTTGAAACTTAGCAGAATCTTGAATATTATAAGTAAACGACAAAGTAGCGAGTTCAATTTCTGGACTCTCTTTAATACTAACTTTGCCATATACAACTATAACGTTAGGCCACATTCCACTCGTAAGTTTAACGCCATAAAAGTCTTCACTTTCATTTTCAACGAATGAGTAGTCTGAGGCAGTAATGTTACTATTCATTATCTTCCTCCGCAAGTGCTTTATCAGCAGCTAGTGAGTAACCAATAGTAAATTTACGCTTGAGAAACTCTTTAAAGTCAGGTAAAGCAAGGATTGGCTTCCAGAATTCTTCTTCTAGTGTTGCCTTCTCTCGTACCTTAGATTCTTCGACTTCACCTGTTGCTGGATTTACACGAGAATACCAACCATTAGATGGTTTAACAACATATCCACCTTCCATAGCTACTTCTAGTAATCCAGAATATTGAGCAATACCGCCGTCCCAAGTTACTGAGATTGGTATACATGACTTCTCTTTAACATATCGAGACTTCTCGATGTTAATCACAAAGTGATAACCTTTAATCTCTTTACCTTCTTTGTCTTGACGACGACCAAGGATCCAGATATTATCAGCAGAGTAATAGATACCAGTACCACCAGAGACAACAGCTTTAGGAAACAAACCCATTTCTTGGTAAGTATGGTTAATTGCAAGCATTGGGATATCGCGCATGGTCAAGTATGGGGTAACCATACGGAATAGACCTTTAAGGGCTTTGGCGCGAGACATATCAGCAACTGATTTCTCATCCTTTGCATCTTGAAGTTCTTTCTTAGAAGCAAGGTTACCAATAGAGTCAATAACGATAATAACTTTATCGTTGCGTTCAATGTTATCTAATTGACCAACTAGATCGAATTTTAACTCTTCAACATCACAGATTGGAGTATGAAGAACGCGGTTAGTATCAATACCAAACGATTCGAAATATGACTGAGGCGAACCAAACTCTGAATCATAGAACAACATTACGGCGTCTGGATGTTTATCCAAATACGCTGCAGCCATAAGTAATGCGAATGATGTTTTAAAGTGTTTAGAAGGACCAGCTAAAACTGTCATACCAGATGATAATCCACCATCAACTGATCCAGATAAAGCCACATTGATCATTGGAACGTCTGTTGCGGTTTGATCTTTCTCTTGAAAGAACTTAGAATCTTGAAGAACGCAAGTCTCTTTAATTTTAGAGTTCTTCTTAAGTTTGTCCATTATAGACATACATGTAACCTCTTTAATGTTAATATACTAGTTTAGAATGTATATTATATCATAGTTAGAGGCAAAAGTAAACTGTTATTTCACTATATATTGTAAAGAAATGACATATGACATATACAAATAACCTCTTAATACGTATATTATAACATATTAAGAGGTCTTTGTAAACATATTAGTTAATAAAGGTTGCGGTTAAGGTTGATATGGGGTAGAAAGTGACTGAGCAGGTATGAATGGACTATCACCAAACGTGTCTGGAAGATCGGCGAATAGAGGGCGAAACAGTAAACTACCAGGTTGGACTGTTGTTCCACCTGTATAGAACGCTATGCCTGCGTTTTTCGGATAATAATAAGTCTTGCCTCGATACACGGATTCTCCAGGTTCGCCAGTATAGTTTTGTATACCAAGACCAGAGAAATAGGTGTCAAAGTCTAACTGAAGGGCATACACTGATTCTAAATCCTTATATAGTGGATAATAGTATTTGCCACTATCTTTATCATAGTAGTAATAATGTGTTGCGGTGAAACTATTTAACACCGGTAAACCGTCATCAATGTTTGGAACTTCTTCAACGTTTTGGAATCTTTCCCATGTATTATAACTCGTGATAGGAATGTAATGTTTAATAGACCCGCTGTCTAATTGCGAATGTACCGAATCTGCCTGCTTGTCATTCCACCATACCTCTTCTGTGTTAGTACCAAGAAATTGGCGGGAGGTTATATCCACCGGGTATGCTGGTCCGGTGCCTGGCTTTATCTTACTAATTAATTCTCTAGGATGCACGTTAATTACATGAGGTGTTTGGTTATCAACATACCATGTTCTATGATGCTTATCTTTGATAGTTGATATAGTTTGAGGATCATAGGTTGCTGAAGTTAACTCCTGGTATTGCACACCCTTATTCGGTCTGGTTTGGTTAGTAGTATTTAGGTTGGCACGTTTAACATTAAAACCATTTGCGCTCGTCGTTGGGACACCAACTGTTCCGTCTGGACTAGTAAGTACTGGATTCTGTGGATGAGCACCAGGATATGATGAAGTACTAAATTTATAGTTGTATGCATTTTTAGCACCGTTTGCTCCGTATCTTGTAGTTTTAAGAGCTATCATGTCAGTATCATACTCTAAGTATGATTGTACTGCCTCGCCTAAATAGAAAGCAGGATCATGACGACATTCTAAATATGAATTTATTGATTTAAACAGAGGAAAGGTATATGTACCATCACCGTTATCAAGGAAATATACACATTTAAGTTGTTTTGGTCTCATGTAACCATTAGCAGTATGAGCACCACTTGGTCGATTCTTACTATCAGTGAAATTCCAATTAGCAGGCATATAAAACGTTTTCTGTTCTGACGAATTAGTCGATAGATATGTCTCATCATGCATTGTTAGTTTATATTCTACTGTTGTTCCAGTAGGAGCAACTCCTTCATTTAATGTACTAGGAATAAGTGCATGTATATTTTGACCAAATAGCCCGGCTTCTGTTTTCGAACCAAACAATGGATAGACATATTCGCCGTTATCTTTTTCATGGAACCAATATCCACCACCTTCGAATCCGTTAGACGACGCGTCGACAGATTTTAACGTTTTGGTCGACGTAGTAGAATCGCCTTGTGTATGATCAATTGCACATTTCCATTGTCCAGGTAATGCAGAGAATCGGGCGAGTTTACCCATAAACTCCGAACCATCTCCACGTTCTGAATTACTTTCTGATACAGTGCCTTGTATATTTGCAACATTCAGAGCTCTAGAATGGGCGCTTAATGAACTATCGAATGATGTAAGATCTTTAATTGAATCTCTAAGATATTTACCATCAGTTGTTCTAGCATCAACAGTAGAATAATCAATGTCATTTAAAAAATTAGTTGAAGTATAGTCAGGGTCACCGTAAGACAAATTTGTTTGGAAATCATTTTCAGTATATCTGTAATTGAAGACATTAGTTGGGGTAGCGGCGAGTGATGCTGGTTTTTCTGTGTGCCAGTAATCACTACCAAACTCGGCTAGTCGTTCAGCTGGTATCGAAGCATCAGGGCTGGTTAGATCTGCACCGAAGTCAGCGCGGCGGTCTCTGTCACTTGCATATGAAGATCTCTTAGAAAGATAAGTAGTGTCTTCAGTATCCAACGCACTTAATGCCGAGTTGCCTGTTCTAATATCAGTATTAGGATTGACAATATAGTCTACTGCTAGTTCGTATGATGCCCATGTTTTATTTGACGTGTCATCGTTATATCCGCGTGGACCACCTAATGTTCCATATTTACTAGGGCAATTAAACACGTGTTCTTTTCGTGTATTGTTAAGAGTGCCCGCTTTATAGTTAACGCCAGGACCACCGATCGCGGCTGCACCTCTATTATGCGAGAGAATATATCTAAGTGGAGAAAATATCCAGTTTCCCTGAACAACAGTTTGACTAGTTGTTCCGAGATTTCTTTCACCAATGTCGTCGTAATCAGTATAGTTTAATATGTTGTCAGAATCGTTGCTATTGACTGAGTTTCCACCTATTACACTTACATACTCTGTTCTATCGCGGATAAAATCAAATGAGTGATGATCATAACCTTCAACATCGTAACCATCATAAGCTGTTCTTACGTGGGTTGGCTCAAGAGCATCTTCAGCTATTTGTTTACGAGTACCACCACCTGCTCGTTGTTCGGGGTTTAGATATAAATGTGGACCTGAAGCAAGTATGAAATACTTATCAGCGGTTGTCATGATGTTATCTTGATGCTCTTCGAAGTATTCGTGCATTACCCTAAACTGTTCGTCATAATCGTAGGCTCCATCGGCGGATCGAATGTTATCATACCTAACTATTTGACCTATACCTAATATGTCACTGAATTCTATACAATATCCTGTTCGCATCGTATCACCGTCAAGGTTAGGACGAAAAAGGTTAGCCGAAGTCATGACAGACGGTGTGACTGCAGATTCGTTATTTATGTGTGTTGTTCTAAGTGCACCTGTCAGAGAAGCTGAAACTTTAGCATCAAATGACTGGGTATCACCAAAAGCCTCTTCGCCTGCATCACCATTAGGCAGCAGGTATCCAGCTTCTAAAGTATCTGCGCTGTCTTGAATATGAGTAGGTACCTCATAAGCAGTATACCGTTCATCACCATAACCTTTGCCTTTAATTAAAGTTCCGGCTGTATGTTTAATTTCGCTTTTGTATTTTAATGCGTTTTCGTACTCTGACCAAGTATATGGAGTAGTGATCAAATCAGGAGCAATGTGCCTATCAGACATACTAACGTCTTCTAGTATTGTTTCTATTGTAAACGTACCAGAAGGATATGTATCAGGGTAATTAGAGACAGAGCCTTTGTCATCCATCGCTGTTTTGCCAAAATATATAGATTCGCTTTCTCTAAGTATTCCATCACCTGTATTTCCCGAAAATGCATTGCTATATCCAGCAGGTGTTGGGTTGTTGCTGAATTCTATGTACTTTGAGCTGTAATCAGATGGAAATACACCCTCTTTATATGGAACAACTACTAATTCTGGCTGTAAATCCCATGCATCTAATCCGAAACGTTTCCTTGAGGCAAGTGAGCCAGTACCCGGAGACATCCATTGAACGCCTGTTCTAGTCTTGACATGATCGCCTGGTTCTTCATCAGAGGGTAGAGTAGCAGGTAGATATAAAGATACAACTATAAACGTACCACCTGTCTCTTGGTGAATCATCATGTAATCTACTTCTTCCCATATTGCATCGCGCTGATGTCTACCATAAGAGGAAGTATATTGCGCTGTGGGGTTTAGTATGTTCTTTCGATCTATTGCATATCTAGAAAAGAGAGCATGGACATAGTCGTTAAAAACGATCTTCCTTCCAGAAACATGATATAAATTATCTAATTTACCACCAAGGCCGAAGGTATGAGGATTCCAGGAATCATCAACTGATGATACAGATGACGGATCTTCGAATTGATTAAGTGATTTGGTCATTCGCTGAGACCAGCGGATATCTGAAGGCATGTGTTTTCCTTAATAGATTATAATGTATAGATCTATTTATACGTCTTCAGATGTTAAGATTTAAGAAAAGAATGACTCCAGAGAAGAATTATCACTAGATTCCACAATAGACAACTCTTCACCTGTCCAATAAGGATATGAACCGCGGCTTAGATGTATGCTTCGAGGCTTCTCCATATGATCGAATGACAGTTCGTTAGAGTCATTAAGTAGATAGTTAGTCCATTCTATTAGTAACCCAGCGTCTTTCATTCTAGAATTGAATAAGTTCTTAGCTGCTGTTCTCTCTTCCCATGAACCCCAAAATGGCTGTTTCTTATAGAATCCTGATCCTGGTACTTTACGCGATTCGTGTTCTATTGGAAGTAGTTCGTAGCATTTGGCATTCAATTGGACCAATTGTTCAATGTATCTATCACATAGATCATTAACGTGTGTCTCGTAGCCACCTTCTAGTCGACAAACGTGGTGACGAATATCAATGTTACCGAAATAGAACTCTATATTTTTAGCTGATGGATCTATGAATGTCTCTAACCCTTCGTTTAAAGCACCATTTAGAGTCTTAAAGGGTGTTGAGTTTATCATATAACCTGGACGATACATACAAATTGAGTGACTATCGCCTGCAACCATATTAGTAGCAGTACCCTTATTAGCATATCGAACTGTTTTTGCTTCTTGGTGCATACGTGTAAGGTTATCTAAGTCAATGTCGTACCATTGTGGTTGTACCTGTTTACCCTTAGATTCTGCTGCTTGGATACGATCTACTATCATTGATGCATAATCAGGAAAGTCAAAATGTAATGAAACAACTTCACCTTGGAATTTAGAGAAGGCAACAGTGTTATCAATACCACCAAATCCTTGTACACCACCGAATAGGTTTAAGCCTTTGTTGTCAGCCTGCCAGTCGTTACCATGATATGTAAATATACGATCAAACTGACTATAGTCTTCTTTGCCGTTGTTGACAACACAATTGCCATATTTCTCAGCGACCATTGCTCCGTACATGTAGCCTTGTGCTCCCTTATGAGAGCTTATGTTTTTAGGTACTGTACCAAATGGTCCACTAATTAAGTTCTTCATTCAAAGAAATCCTCTAAGCTACATACTGCTGGTTTGGTTACGGCTCGAGCCACTCTACGTTTGTTGCAACGTTTCTCATCATCGCGAATTTGCATATAGACACTAAACTGACATGCCAAAACTTCTGTGCCATAATACTTTAGCGAGTCTTGTTTAAACTTAAATAAGTTCTGTCCAGCATATGGACCACCTTTTAGTTTAATGTTATACGCATCTTCATGAAAACTAACACCATCAGTCAAACCAATTTCATCAGCGTTTTCGCGTAAGAAATATACTGCTTCATTTACATGTTTGTTAGGAATACCTGGCCAAAGTTTCTTAATTGTCCATACAGCTCCAGGTCCAGCTACAACAAAACGTTGGTCGTGATGGTAGTCAACCTGAGGTAAAGCACTAGATGATGTTGAACCATGGAAGCCATAATAGCCACCAATTCCATTCATTGAAGTAAGTAATTTATATATTTCGCTAAGATGTTTGCATTTCTGCATACCTTCAATTATACCATTATCTCTAAATGATGATACCCATTCGCATACATCGACTGTTTGAAATTTGCGATCAGCGTCACTATATCTTTCTCTACAGTAATTACGACCTGCTGTTTGAATTGATGTATGTAACTCTGTCGTACCCCAGATTGGTTGCTTGTTCTGTTGAGCTGTTGCTGCGTTATCTCTAAGGAATTGAATATAGTCTTGATCACCATTTGCTACTTTATCAAAATCTACGAATTCGCCTTCTTTGCCTGATAATAGCCAATGTATACCTCGTGCACCATAAAAGTGAGATATGAATGTGTTACCAACAATGTTAATCATACTCATGTCAGCACCCGCTATCTCAGTGCCAATGAAACGCATACGATCGTCTAGTGTAATTGTTGGATGGAAGTACTCAACGTCTTGACCAAGACCAAAAGATGGTTTACCGTCTCTAAGAAGATTGTCGTACGACTCTGTTATATACCCTTGTTGGATAGATGCTCTTTGATTAATCTTACGAAGGAACCAATTGAATTCCAACATAAGATCCTTATCAAAAGACCAATAGTCGTAATTGTACGTAAACTGACTTGACATATTAATAACCTAAAAGATCTTCGCCTTGGCGAACCATATGAATAATTTGATGTTCTGGAAACATGTCTAGTATCTGTTCAATTTGAATTAGGTCGTCTTCGAAATGTAAACCCACATCAAATGATTCTTTTAACTGGGCAATACATCTAGCTTTATGTCTACCACTTTCGTGTCGAGAATAATCAGCGTGAATTCGAGTTATAGGATTATACATAACAGTATTAAAGATACCACGAGCATGAAGCATTGTTTCAGTTTCTTCTCGTTGTGTAAACGATCTACCTGTAATAATAATATCTTCAGTTCCTGGTCTAACACCAGTAAATTCTTCACCGAAGTAAATTACACCATCGATATCAAATGTGTTTATAGAAGGTTTAAGAATATTCACGTTAAGCTCCAATAATAAGTTTAATAAAAAGGGGCTCTTTCGAGCCCCAATTGATTAATAATCTAAGCTATCACCTTGATCGGTGTAAAGTAGATCAACAGCTTTAGGGTTGTTTTCCTTTAACTGTGGAGTAGTAATATCAGTAAGAATACGACGAGCTAAAGCATCACATTCAAACTTGGCGTCAGCCGAGCTTAGCTGTACAGGAGGTGACTTTTGAGTCCAAGCTGATGGACCACGTAAGTAACCAGTAAGACCCATTTCAGCCGCGACTTTACAAAAACGAATGGCGCTAACAACTACACCACCTGAGTTTGGAGAATCTTGAACTGATAAACGAGCAGTTAGTTCGTAACGAGCTCCAGCAAACCCATATGCAACCATATCAAAGTTTGCTATCTTGTTATCTGAAGATACGTAATCACCACCTGGTTTTTGTTGTACTGTTAATGAAGGACCTGCATATAAAGTCATACCAGCAATTGATTCATTGCGTACTGTATTTTGACCTTTAAGAACATTCTCTTTAGATACATGCTTTGAATGTAATCGCTCTTGATTAGACATATTCAAGAAATCAGTATTGGCTGTTCTACCAGTACGGATATGTTCTTGACCTTGAGTTGAACCACAAGCCATATTCATTTGGATATGTTGAGTAACCTGCAGACCAGAATCTAGCATTGCTCCTTGTAACACCTCAGACATACGTGAAGCGCCCCAAGCAGATCGCATATCAGATCCAACAATTGTTAAACCAGCATCGATAAAACGTTGTTCTGTTTCTTGTGCATCTTTCTTAGAGATAAGAGTTGGAATACAGTTAACTACATGAACACCAGCTTCTAAAGCAGCATCGACATAGAATCGAGTAGCCTCTTCTGATCCAACTGGTAAGTAATTAACCAATACGTCAACTTCATGATATTGCATTAGTTCGACAACACGTGAGAAAGATTCAGCTGGAATAGCTCCAGTACGGAATGAACAATCTTCAGGGAAGTCTAGCATATATGGCATAACACCATCTTTCTCTGGACCAGAATATACAATAGCACCTGGAGCTACACAACCACCATTTCCAGTTGTATTGATGACATCAACATGATCCATTGAGCAATTAGGACGAGCTCTTAGGGCTTCTGTTAATAACTTATTGACCTTGCGTACGTCAACGTCAAAACCACAAACGAATTCAATATTAGTAGCTTCATAACCACCAATATTATCGTACATAAGACCTACTTTATCTTCAGGGTTTTCCATATAATACTGGATACCTTCGACAAGCGATTTAGCGCATGAGCCTACGCCAACGATACCGACTTTAATTTTAGACATATTTGAATCTCTTATTTCAGTTGATTTGAGTGAGATTGGCCGAGGTCGGAGTAGCTCACTATGCGTTTTAAGAATGTATATTATATCACATCTATTTGGAAAAGTAAACAGTTTTGTTAAAATAAAATTGTAAATAGTTGTACTGTTTTAGGAAGCAGGAATATAAAAGCAGCGATATTCATCATCATCATAGCTCGATCTTTCCATGATATGGCAACATACGTCCAACATATAGTACCTAGCATCGATAACAGTATATCAGCGTCAACTGATAGACCAGCACCTCTAACACCAATAGCTAAAAGTATGCATATAGATCCACACCATTTTGCATACCAGCTATAATCGGGGCTTCGCTTTGTAGTTTTCAATAAAGTCATACTGTATGCCGATCTCTTTAAATAGATTTAATGAATTCTCTGTTGAACATGCCCATTTTTCAGGAACATTTAAGTCGTCTGGTGATACGACTCTTTTTATGCCAACTTGAGCAATGGCCTTGGCGCATTCACCACAAACTGGAAGACCATAGACGTATAGAGTTGCACCATCTAAACATACTCCACTATACGTTGCATTGTATATCATATTGGCTTCAGCGTGAACAACTAGTATTGCTTTAGTTTTAGCGTTAAGGTATTTCTCTGGAGCATCATCTACGCTTCGTGGAAAACCATTATATCCCATTGACAATATGTTATGTTTAGCATCTACTGCGATTGCACCAACCTTACGTGAAGGATCTTTAGACCAGTTAGCTACTTCTTCTGCCAAACCTAAGAATCTAAAGTCCCATTTCTCTTGATTAAAGTTCATGTAATTTGATCCACTAAATGAAAATGTCTTTCATAGACGTGAAGATTTTGTACCTGCCAATGTACTTCGCCGAGTTCAACATTTGAATCAGTAATCTTATTATATGCTAAGCGCAACTTATCTTGTACATGTTGCTGCCATGCTAGATCATTCTTATAACCAAACACTACATCGTTACTACGCATTTGAACAACAACTTCTAGCTTATTATTACGAATATAGTAAGAAACTGCGTTAGTGCAAATGAAGTCATTAATTTCATTCCAACTATGTTCGAATTGAATGCTTGGTCGATTGTAGACCATAATAGCTCTACGTGTATCAGGACTTTCGACTAAGGTTTTAAGAGCAGACTCATATTGATTCCAATGACCTGCGCTGTATATTAAATGACCATAGTTTGAATTCACTTCACCATTGTGATTAGCAGTCATCTGCCAAGCTTTAGGTGGAGCACGATCTGGTCCATATATGTCATTAACATTACATGATTGTGATTCATACCAATCTAACTCAGCTTGAACATATTCAGGATTTACAGTACCAAAGATTGCATTTTCGTCAGCGATGAATGATGCACCGATAAGCTCAATAGTTTTACCACCATTACGATCAGTTGTAAAGTTTTCTGCTTCTAGTTCATCAACAAAGTATTGACGAATGTCTTCAACTGTTAGTTTATGC